GCCAACAACTTTGGCTAATTTTATTGCTGCTGCACCTTTTGTCACAGTAGCAGGAGCTGAACAGCGAATTACTGTGCCTATTGACAGGTTTGGAACATTTACATATCTTGTAAGAGCTAGAGATACTAGCGGTAACTTTAGTGAAGATGTGGCTGCTATCACACTAACTACAGTAAGACCAAAAAATACAGATGTTGTAGCAGCATATAACGAAGATGATCCTTCAACTGATTTTACTGATATTGTTAATACAAACTCTGGAGAGTTTAACTTTCCTTCATTTGCAAATTCTAATACAGGAGGGCTCGCATATGCATATACTTCTGCTGTAGACAATGCTAATGGTACATCTACTGGATTTTCTGCAATTGGAGGCTCTCCTACTGACTTACTAGCAGATGAAGCTGCTACATATATAACCCAAGTAAGAGATTTTGGACAGAGCGTAACTGGTGTTGTTGGGATTGAGATAGAAGGCTCACAATCTATTCAAACTACTTGGAATGACCAACACGAACAAATTATTGAAAGCACTACTGAGACTGCCCCTAATAGCACTGTGCTGGTAGATTCGTCTTTTGGCGGAATTGGTCATATCGTTGGGTTTGCTAACTCTAGTCCTTTAAACTTTAGATACGACTCTAATAATCAAACTCTTATGAGTGGTAGTCAGTCAGGCAATGTTTATGCTATTCACCTACACGGTAATTTTACAAATGATGAGGCTAACGCAAATGTTTTCGCGTTTATTGCTGGCTCTATTAACGCAAATGCTATTGCTTTAGGAGAAACCTATTGGGCAAACGGTGAGTCTACTGGTGGTAATACAATGGCTAATCTTGCTGTTGCAGGAACTTCTTACTACTTAGTAGATTTAAAACAGTATAGTGACTTTGGTAATGCTGAGACTTTTGAGGGAGATATCGGAAAGCTTACTACTCAAACGTTTATTAGAACCTCAGATGAAACCTCTGTATTTTTTGCAAATGGAAATGTGGATGTGACCAAATTTACTGGATACGAAGTAAATGATGGATATATTCCTTATGAAGCAGGCTCGCGTACTTTTAGGCACTTCCAATTAAAATTTATCGTAAATAATTTAGAGCCGGATCAATATGACTTTACAATCGATAAGTTTAGATATACTATAGAAAAAGAGAGATCACAATTTTCAGCTGTAGTAACTTATGATGGTTCTCCTAAGTCAGTTGATTATTCAAGTGAAGGTTTTAACTTTACACCTAATGTCAGTTTTCAGGTTATCAATGCTGCTTCTGCTCAAACAGCAGTAGTCCCGACAATTAGCGAAACTGGGCTCACTTTTACCCTTTGGGATAATGAAGCTGGAGCACAAGTGCCTACAACCGCAGGTGTTAAAGTACAAATTACGGCAGACGGAGTATAATTTATGTCATTAGTAGACTCAAATACCTTTATTGAACCTACCTCTGGGACATCTTTGAATGCTTCTAGATCACAGTTTAATAATTCACTACGCTCATTGTTGATAAATTTTAAATCAACTGCCACTCCTGCTGCAACTAATATTACGGCTGCTGGAGTTAGTATTGGTGAGCAAGATGGTATGTTATTCAGAAGTGCTAAAACTAATGCACTATATATTTCTGATTCTGTGCATGTTAAGTCGTCTCCGGTTGGGGGTAATTTTACTCGTGTAGGTATTGGTAACCGTGTAGAAAACGGTATAACAGCGCTTGTAGCTAATATTGCTTCTTATGAGATAGGTGAGCTCGTTGCTACTCCCTCAGCATCTGGTGGACTATCTGCTAATGCTAGGTTATATTTGATAACTGATAATTCAGGAGCAGCTACTAGTATTAAAGATGTTGGTATTCCACCAACAAACGGTTCTGTTACTAACACCATGATACAGCTGAGTTCTATCACTACAGATAGAATTAAAAACGGAAACGTTACTATCGCTAAAGCAGATTTTACTACTGGTTCAGGTGATGGCGCGTCAGGTGCAGCTGCCACTCTTAAACTTTCTTCAGATGCTGGATCTGATACTTCACTAGGTTTTGGTACTCGTAATGCAGCAAACGTAGCGCTTGTATGGATTGATAGCGCTACAGGTCATACTTCAGGTCTTAATGTTTATGATCAGACAGATGCTTATGCTCCAATGGCATCTAATCTTGCTCTGCAGTCCGCGATTCAAGGGGGTACTACAGCTCCAGTTCCTATTGTTCCTGCTGGTTCTATCATGGCATGGAGTGGCTCTTCAGCTCCGTTAGGTTGGGTGTTATGTGACGGCTCTGCGATTTCAAGAACTACATATGCAGCATTGTTCGCTATCGCAGGCACTGCGTATGGAATAGGTGATGGTGGTAGTACATTTAATGTTCCTGATCTACGAGATAGAATGCTTTTAGGCAAGGGTACAAATAATAGCACTTTAGGAACACAGACGGGCTCTATGAGTGCTTCGTCTGTTCTTACAACATCTTCAAGCGGATCAGGAGATTTAACCCTTTCGTCTGATACAGTCAATGATACTCTAGCTTCTGGTACAAAAGATGTGGCACAGATTTCATATCTAACTAATGTGACTCAGGGAGCGCATACACATACAATTACAGTTCCAACTTCTGTAGTTAACTATATTATTAAAACGTAAGGATAAAAAATGGAATATATTAAATTTCACATTGATGAAGATGATGCAAAAACAGTTTACTGTGTATATCGTGATCTTTCACAGGGTAAATCTTCTCCTAAACTTGTAAGGTCATTTCCTTTAGATATTATTGCAGATAAAGAGCCTAAAATCTATGAAATGGTAGAAGGTGATATTACTGACGTTTACTTTGAATCAAGACGGGAAGAGACAGTTGCAAGTGAAGTAAAATGGTTTGAAGGCAATATTGACCCTATTTCTGATGAGAATGTTGCTTGGATTAAAACATTTGTAAAATGTGCATGTATTAACGAAGACTACGACGACTTAATTGCTCCCCCATCCGTAGATCAACAAGTTGATGACTTTATTAAAGAATTTTTTGAAGACAATGAGGACTCTCCTGCAGAACAAAAAGACTTTTTAGCAGAATTCTTCGCAGAACTTGAAGAAGAATCTGAATAAGGATATATAAATGGCATTAACTCGTATCACAACTGGAACTATAAGCGCAAATTCAATTTCAGCAGAAAAGGTGCAGAACGCATCTATTCAAGCTCGCCATTTCCAGACTGGTACGATTACTCTTGATTTAATAGAAGCTAACGCGAATGTTGCCGCAGCTGAAATACGTCTTAATGCAAATCTTGACATAGTACAAGATAACGTAGCCTCAAATAGAGACTCGATTAATATTGTTCAATCAAATCTTGTTTTGGCTGAAGCTAATGTTGAATTAGTTAGTGCCAATCATATTGCTTTCGCTACCTATGCTAATACAAATCTAGATACTAAAGCTAACGTATCAGCCACCTTTATCCAACTTGATGCTAATTTAGATGCAACTTCTACAAATGTTGGGGCTGTTATTGCAAACGCTGATGCTTTTGGTGCTTATGCTAATACTAACTTAGATACCAAAGCCAATGTGTCAGCAACATATTTCTTAGCTCTTGCCAACGATTATGCTACTTATACACAGCTAAATGCTAATCTTAATATCGTACAAGACAATGTTGCATCAATTCTTGATGGTACTTCTCAGTTTACTGGTCCAGTTACTATGCAGGATGCTCTCACAGTTCAAGGTAACTTAATTGTTGTGGGTGCTCAAGTTGACCTCGGTGTAGGCTCAGCTCAAATTGATGATGCTGTGTTAACCCTTGCAGCTAATACTCCTGTATCTGAGGGACTTGCTGTTGACTCTGGTGTTCTTATCAATCGTGGTGCTAATGATAACGTGTTCTTTGGTTTTGCTGCTTATGGTAGTCATATTGACTTTATCTTCACAGATGCCCCTGCTGGTAACGTTAATCATTATCCTATCGCTTATATTGATGTTCATGCTAACTCTTTTGGTACAGAAGGTGTTCACGATGCAACCTTTACAGCATTTCATCATGCTGACTACCCAACAACTGGCATTTATATGCCTGCTGGTCAAGAAACAATTAAGTTTGCTGCTGGTGGAGTTGATGTAGCCAGTGTTACCTCATCTGGTAATTTATATTTATATACTGGTATAATTCATGCCTCGCCTTCAACAGCAAACACTTTAGATTTAGATGATGACGAATTAGGCGATAGGCAAAATTCAATTACTCTTCGCTCACTACAATCTTTTGGTATCTTTATAGATTCAAATGATTCAGAAGATAATAACTTTTTCAATATATATGATGGAGAGGATGACCCAAATGCTGTAGGTAAAGATGATGGTATTTTCTCCGTTCGTGATACTGGTGAGGTATTTATTACAGATGATATTAGTGTTCAAGGTAATGCTAATATCGTTTTAGATGCTGTTGTGTCAAACGCTGTGATCGGTACTAGAGTATTTGAAGGCACTGTAGGACTACAAGCTAACGATAGTGCGACACTTTTTACAGCCTATGCGAACGATTATGCTACTTACACTTTGTTAAATGCAAATCTTGATGTTATTACTGACAACCTTGTAACAGCTCAGACTGTGGCGCACGCGAATGATTTTGTTACCTACACCCGATTAAATGCAAACGTTAACGCCGTTCAATCGAACCTCTCAACAGCACATACAGATCTTTCTTCAAATATTAATACAGTACAAAATAATGTTGCAGCTATTACAGGTGGTGGTACTTTCTTATCTCCTTTTGTTAATACTAACACTGCAACAGGAACTTCTAATGTATTCTTCTTAGGAAGAGATACAGCAAGTTACTCAAATATATTAACAGTAACTCTTGATGGAGTATTCCAAGCAAATACTGAATATGTAGCTAACTTCTCAAACGACACTATTCAATTCACTGATGCCACAATCCCTTCTGGTACAATTGTAACAACCTTTGTAATGACCTAATGGAAAAAATCAGACAACTTACTACCGAGTTAACATTTAGATGTAATGCTAAATGTCCTGCTTGTCATCGTTGGAAGCCACTACGTATAAACCTCAATGATGCAAAGTATACTATCTCACTAGATCGTTTTCAGCAACTTTTTAATCCTGAACTATTACAGAATCTTCAGTGGT